TCTGCTTCGTTTATTACTTCTGCTTCGTTTATTACTTCTGCTTCGTTTATTACTTCTGCTTCGTTTATTACTTCTGCTTCGTTTATTACTTCTATTAATTGTATGTTTCATATATATTAATATAAAGATATTATTATACTTGTATATTATAATGGATAATACTGATAAATTAAACCTCAATAAAATGATTGACGCTAATAATGTGGAAGATTGCACTAAAGAAATTCGTGAAAAAAAACATAGTGATTTAATACGCAATGATGTTACTTGTCTATTATCCTTAAAAAAAAAATATAGTCGCTTGGCACAATCAAATCCTAATCAGTTTGATTCAATGTGTGTCTCGCAATGTAGTTTTATTTTTAATAATTATATGGAAATTTTCAATAAGGTAAAAAAGGACGAAATAAATCTAAAAATTTTACATAAATTATTGGATGTTTTAAAACAGATTGAAGATAGTGAGTTTGATCAACATGAAGGAGCATATGAAGTTGGTAAAATATTAAAATCAATGTATATTGACAGCGCTCTTACAAAGGCCGAACGGATTGATAAAAAAACAGGTAAGAAAACAACACCGGCTAAACCAAAAGAGAAAAAGATTACTTGGGCAGAGTTCAAGGCAAAACAACAATTGGAAAAAAACTAATAATATAATCGGTGTAAACTATAGAAATTAAATTTATTTAAAACTATCTCTCTTTTATTATATAATAATTAACATTTATAATGGGTGATGAATTATTATATAATAAACCAAATACCGATATAGCTATAAATAAATTAGTTATTGTTGAATCTCCATCAAAGTGTAAAAAGATTGAGACATTTTTAAACAATAACTCTGGATCTTCAGGCGTAAACATACAATATAAATGTATTGCTAGTTGTGGTCATATTAGAGAATTAAATGGCCTTGCCTCAATTGACATTAAAAATAATTTTGCATTATCGTTTGTAAATAGCGAGGACAAAAAGGAACAAATTACTAAATTAAAACACGCAATTAAAAAAGTGGATGAAGTAATTCTTGCAACAGACGATGATCGTGAAGGTGAGGCAATTGCATGGCATATATGCGATGTTTTTAAATTATCAATAAAGAAAACACCACGAATTATTTTCCACGAAATAACTGAATCTGCGTTACAAAAGGCGATTAAAACGCCGACAACAGTAAATATGTCAACCGTATATGCTCAATTGGCGCGCCAAACATTAGATACGTTAGTTGGTTATAAATTATCGCCTGTCTTATGGAAACACGTAAAAGATGGAATTTCAGCAGGGCGATGTCAAACACCTGCATTGCGGTTAATATATGAAAATCAAAAAGAAATTGATAAATCACCTGGGAAGCAATATTATTCTATTATGGGTTATTTTACTAATAAAAATATTCCATTCATTTTAAATCACGAAGAAACCGATGAAATAAATGTTAGTAAATTTTTAAATGAAAGTATAACATTTAATCATACATATAATGGGTTTGAACTAATGGAAAAAGAGTCAAAATCACCAAACGCATTTACAACAAGCACATTACAACAAGCATCTAGTAATAAATTTCATATTTCTCCAAAGGAAACAATGTCATTATGTCAAAAATTATACGAGAGTGGTTCAATTACTTATCCTAGGACAGAAAGTACAACATATAGCGAAGAATTTCGCACAAAAATGGTTGATTTTATAAATGGAAAATATGGCGAAGAATATGTCAATGATAATGATAAAAATAATGAACACCATAACCCCAAAAAAACTAAAAAACTTAAAAAGAAGAAGGAAGAAGAAAAAAACGAAGATGAATGCCCACACGAAGCAATCCGCCCAACAGACATAACACTTGAAGATTTGGATGAAAAACAGTTTACTTCAAAAGAAAACCGTTTGTACCGCTTAATTCGTGAGAGAACATTAGAAAGTTGTATGAAGAATGGCAAAATCTCTCTATTGAACTGTTCAGTAAGTGCTCCAATGAATTATTTATACAAGTATCAAACTGAACATATTGTTTTTGCTGGCTGGAAAATTGTTGGCGGATATGAGTATGTCAATAAAGAATATAATTATTTACAATTAATAAAAACATCGGTTATATTGAGTTATAATAAAATAAAGGCAACAATTCATTTGAAAGAAACTAAACAACATTATACTGAAGCGAAATTAATTCAACTCTTGGAAGAAAAAGGCATTGGAAGACCATCTACATTTTCATCCCTTATTGATAAAATCCAAGAGAGAAAATATGTGAAAAAGGAAAATGTAAAGGGAAAGACAATTATTTGTAGAGATTTTGAATTAGAGAATCAAACAATTAAATCAATGAATACCGAACGTGAATTTGGAAATGAAAAAAATAAGTTAGTTATAACACCGGTTGGTATATTAGCGCTGGAATTTTTGATCAAACATTTTGACACGCTATTTCAATATTCATACACAAAACAAATGGAAGATGAGTTGGATGAGGTTGCAAAGAATAATAAGAAATGGCAAGATGTATGTGAAAAATGTAATAACGAAATAGAAAATCTCTCTTCAACTATTTTAGAAAGAGGTAAAGAAACAATTCGTATTGATGAACATCATACTTATATGATAGGTAAATACGGTCCTGTAATTAAATATGATATGACAAGTGTTAAACAAGGACAAAATAATACATCAACTAACTTTAAGAATAAAGGTAAATCTAAAAAATCAGATACATCTACAGTATCGTTTAAAGCAGTTCGTAAAGATATTGATTTAAATAAACTACGAAATGGCGAATATACCATAGATGACCTCGTAGAATCAGCTGAAGATAAAGAAAAGCGAATTGAATCATCATCTATTGGAAATTACAAGGATTTACCAGTTTATGTGAAAACGGGTAAATTTGGAAAGTATTTAGAATGGAATGGAAAGAAAACATCTCTCAAACATATTAAATCCAAGATAGAAAATATAACAATAGAAGATGTTGCGGAAGATCTTTATGATTTAGAATCAAAACAAGATGAACCATCTATTTTACGTGAAATAAGTAATGATGCGTCTATTCGTAAAGGAAAATATGGAGATTATATCTACTATAAAACGAAGAAAATGAAAACCCCTAAATTTTTAAAATTAGATAAATTTAGTAATATACAGACAGAAGACCAAATACATAATTATTTAACATGCGATATTACAATATTACAATATTGGTTTAATAAAACGTATATTAATATGTAGAAGTATTTTTTTATAATTGATGGTTTATAATTATTAAATATATATATATATATTAAATGTTAGAAGATAATACTATTTCTAAGATAGCATTTTTATTTGTGGCATATGTTGTTATTGCCGGTGGCGTGATTGCAAAATCATTATCTTGTCAATTTCAAAAACAATTAGATACAAATAGTTATGTACAACATTTTATTGGAATTTTATTGGTCTATATGTTTATTATGATGGAAGGAGGATGGGATTTTGATGAGAAAGAAAATAATAAAGAAGCACGTGATTGGTCAAATGGTAATAGCTTACATTCAATGGCATATGCTTTAGTTATTTATATATTTTTTATTTTAACATCTAAAATGAAATTTATACCAAATATGATGTTTTTATTCGCTATATTAGTTTTATATATAGTATCAACCCAATACAATTATTGGAAATTAAGAGAATCTGTATCTGAAAGTACACTTGATAAAATGAAATCGGTAAAACAGATATTTATTTATATTGCTGTAATATTAATGGGTTATGGTATCGGTGATTATTATTTATATCAACAAAAAAGTTATGGTTCTAAATTTAGATTACATAAATTTATATTAGGAAATCCATCGTGTAATTATGAAAAAAAACAGTAATAATATTTATTATATAAATATGAATAATTATTATTATTAAATGTATATTGTGGTATATAACGCTGATTATCTTACAAAATATAAGCAGCAGGAATGCGAATATTGTACGTCTTGTTAATTTCATTCTTGAGAGAATTGAGTTCAACTGTAAAATCAAAAGGAAAATTCTGAAAATTAACTAAACGACCGTCGTGAAAACGAAACTTGAATTTTAACCGAGCAATTCTCTCAATTGGCGGATCGTAATGAACTAAATTATGGAGATAAAATGTACGGGAATCATATGCATTGTCACCAACCATTTTTAATGGGATTTTTGCAAATGCCGAATTCACTTTACCTGCGTAAGAATTATTAGAATATATATTTGTATAGTTACTTTCATTATACGGATACAATTCATCATATGAATTGTACTTGTCAACTTCCATATAAATACAATTCTCTCCATTAATATCAAATGCCAAAGGTGCTTCAATATAATGTTTTAGGTTAGTTGTTCTAGTATCCTTATAATCAAACGTTAATCCACTAGTATTTTCAGATGATGAATATGCCTCTTTTTTAAACCCGAGATTATAAGGTAATCCCCATTTGGTATGATTGTTCCACACAATCGGTTGTTGTTCACAACTACTAAAATCATAATTAATTTGGGTCGTGAAATCAAAATTAAAGGAAGAATCGGTATGTCCAAACCAAAATTTATGTTTAATATTATCATAAATGACATTGAAACTGTTATCGGTAGAATACGCATCATTCATTTTATTTGTTAATTCATTCGTTAATTGTTCAGCAGTGTAAAACCCTTCATCAATAACAACATTATATTCGTCAGAAGAAGATCCAACCTTAAAATTAAATTTAGTGTTTTGATAACCATTACTAAACGTATAATAAAAGCCAGGCATTGTCATTTGAATTAAACGTATAGATTGAACATTAACTAATGTCTCAGGTAACATAATTTCAAATGTATTGGAATTTTTCCATTTGGTAATATCGCGGTCTTCTGAATGAACAGTTACCAATTTTCTATCTAATACATAATTCTGTTCACGCGCTATTAAAGGTTTAGAATTACTTAAATTATAGTTTCCATTACTGTAACTCATTATTATACTATATACATAAAAAATAACTCAATGATATAAACTTATATGCTATTTATTTTATATACATATATAATAAATAATGTCTAATTCTATAAAAGAAGAGCCATATTTTAATTATACAAGAAAAATGACAACTCAAGAGAATATTAATGGTTCTAGACCAGGATCTTACTACTATCGTGGAGGGTATGAATATATTATAAATAGTATGATGCTTATTTCTATTGTTGGTATGTGTATTAAAATATTTTTTGGAAACAATATATCTAAAGACGGAAGTTATGGTAGAGCAAACTCAACAATTTATGGTTATGGTATTGTTGCATTTTCTATTTTAGTTGTCATGTTTATTAGTTTTGCTATTTTTGATAAAATACGAAAAATAGAAAATAAAGGAGTATTTGATAGTATATTTGGGTTTTTAAAAACATTTATGACTAGTTCAGCACCGTCATTATTAACGGTTATAATATTATTATGGGTCATTACATTAAATTCTAGTTTTTTTAAACGTATTAATCAAGGTAAGGTTGCCAAAGAGTATTATCAATTATCAGCAGGAACTTCATTCTTATTTATGTTTCAAGTTATCGCCATTTTTCAATATTTAAAAACATATATTTCAATTAAAACAAAAACAACTACAGATAAAGATGCGGCAATGACAATTAGTCGTCTTTCATTTGCAACATATTTTATGTGTGCAATAAATTTGGTCGTGGTTGGTATGATGACTATATTATTAAATTTTTTCTCAACGGATGGTTAATGTCTTTTTCCAATATGGTATAATACATATAGTAATGTATAAAAATTATGTTGCAATAAATTTATAAGTAACCCCATATTCATACGCTGTTTCCCATATGCCGTATATTTTTAAAATAAAATTATTTTCTTCCCCTTTTGTTTGTTCATTGAATATTTTTAAATAATTATTATTTAATTGTTCTGTTATTCTATAAATTGGTATTTTATTTTCAAAATGATAATGAGTTAAAATATGTTTTTCAATTGTTATCAACCTTGAGACAATATCTTGATTTTCTATATTTTTATTATCAAAAGAACATTTATATTTATTAAATATTTTTTCAATTCTATTCAACGTAAACGTAAAATTAATAAATATTCCATTTAATGTAAACAAATCATTTGAATATAAAATGCGTGAAAAGTTGCTATTATCCATAACGGTATTTTTAACCTTTTCGTGGTAAAAAATATTACTAGTTTTAAATTCATATATAGGTAAAACAATAAACATTAAAAAAATTGTATATGATTATAATTATATATCAGTATGTTTTTATATTAAAATAATTATTCATATACAATACAAATCATATAATATTGTAAAATAATTTGTCATCTAATAGTGACATTTTGTATATAAAAATCTGCATTATATTTTTATGTGTATAATCATTATGACCATTTTTTAAATAATCCAATATAATTTTATACTCTTTCTGTTCGCCCTGATTATGTTCGCCCTGATTATGTTCGTCATTATTATCAATTAATAATCCAGTAAAACATTGAATTGTTTTATAGTTCTCTTTTTTAAGTTCTAAATAGGTTGTCCATAAATTAACCAAGTTTGGATGAGTGTATTTATATAAATTAATTTGTTTTATTATATTGTTTATGCTGTCTTCAATTATCATTGCGTGTATATTATTATATATTAAGATAGTTATAAACCGAAATAATTAATAATATTATTTTTTATTATTATTTGGTAAAAATGTTTTTGCTATTAAAAATAATCCTATACCTACTTGAATAACATGTTGTATTAATATTTTTGTATATTCCATTATTATAAATGTAATAATGGAGTTTTAAATAATAATCCATAATATATTTTAATACTATAAAGATATAAACTTAAAATATATTACAAGATAAATAGCTAATAATAATGAAAATACAAGAATCACATTTTGAGCATTATTTAAATGGATTTAATAATAAAACATTGCATCCACTATTATTAAAAAAATACAATAAATTTCCGGAAAAAATAACAGATTTAAAAAATATGATTTTTTATGGACCAAAAGGTGTTGGAAAATATACACAAATGTTAGCAGCTATTCAAAAATATAGTCCATCTGATTTAAAATATGAAAAAAGACTAACGGTAAGTTATAATAAAAACACTTATTATTTTAAAATCAGTGATATTCATTATGAAATTGATATGTCACTTATTGGATGTCACTCCAAGTTGTTATGGAATGATATATATAATCAAATTACCGATATTTTATTATCAAGCCAATGTAAAACCGGTATAATTGTTTGTAAATACTTCCACGAAATTCATAGTGAATTATTGGATATTTTTTATAGTTATATGCAAACACTAAATACACAAAATATTAATATAAAATATATTTTTATTACAGAATCAGTTAGTTTTATACCCGATAATATTATAAATTGTTGTTATACAATTAATATAGCAAGACCGACCAAACAAAAATACAATAGTTGTCTAGGTATAAAATTAGGCAAAAATATAATTATTGAAAATATTACAAATATCACGTCAATCAAGTTAGATTCACAATTAATGACAAAGAACTCAAATGAAAATATATGTAATAAAATAATAGATACAATTGTCAATATTAAAACAATAGCAAAGTCTAATAATTCTAATATAAATAACAATTATTTATATGCTATACGCGAATATTTATATGATATATTTACATATAATTTAAATCCACACGATTGTATTTGGTTTATAATAAATAAATTAATACTATTAAATAAAATTAACAAAATAAATGTAACCGATATTTTAATAAAAACTAATATATTTTTACAATATTATAATAATAATTATAGACCAATATATCATTTTGAACATTTTATTGTATTTTTAATACTACATATACATAATTTAAATGATATTAATGAAAAAAATAACTCATCTAGCATTGGTTTAATTAATAATTGAATTAAATATAGTATGAATTATTTGTTTATTGTCATCCAATACTTTCCAATCATTTAATACATCATTTTTTAATTTATCATTTTTACGTAAAATAACAATACATTTATGATATTCTTTGTTTAATGTAATTTTTATCATTTTTAACATTTGTTCTACAAAACTATTTGTATTTATTAGAAATAAGTATTTTAATTTTCCTATTTTGTTTATTAATTTTGATAATTGTATACCCGTGTTAACACCTAAAGTATGCTTTAATCCAAAATCTTCAAAATCAATAATCCAACACCATTTATATTGTGGATTAATATAGTTTAAATAATTTGTACAATGTTTAACAATTCCATTTGTATCGTCATATTTACTTGCATTTGATATTTTTGTATAAAAAATAGGACCTCCTTCTAAAGTATTACAAATTAAATTAAATGAATGTGCCGTAAAATCTTCTTTACATATGTCGCATAATTTATGCATTAATAATATATCTTTCATTTGAATATGGTGTGTCATATGGATTTTATTATACTAATTAATTAAAAAAAAATTAATATAATAACGTAATCAGATATACTTAATAAAAATATGGTTAATAAAAAAAACCAAGCCTTATGGGGGATTTGAACCCCCGACCCTTAGATTAAAAGTCTAATGCTCTACCGGCTGAGCTAATAAGGCGAATCTGGTTATATTTTTTATTTTTTTATTTTTTTATTTTTTTATTTTTTTATTTTTTTATTTTTTTATTTTTTTATTTTTTTATTTTTTTAGAATAGAACAAATACG